ACGTGCACGCGCTGCGCCGCCTGGCGGGCCGGCTGGCGGCGCGGGCGAGCGACATGGAGGTGCGGCCGGCGGCCGGCGAGGCGCGCCAGGTGCCGCCCGCCGCGCTGCGGCGCGGGGTGGCGTGACGGGGCTGCGCTACCGGCAGGGCTGGCGGCGGCGGCACGGCCTGCGGCCGATCAAGAACGTCATGACCGAGCTGCTGCAGGTACTCGAGCACGGCCTACCCGGCACCGACCGCGGCACTTACCCACAGGAAACTGCATCCGATGAGCGGCAGCCAAAACCCGACCCCGGCCCCGTCGCCGGCCCCCTCTTCCGCCGAAACCCCGGCGGCGGCGCCAAGGGGCGGTGATCGCAGCCTTTCCGTTGCCGCGGCGATCCGCGAGCTCTCCGCGAGCCGTAGAGCGGCCCAGGCGGCTGGCGAGTCTCCTCCCCCGCCGAACGGCGCCCATGGCCCTGCAGCACCTCCAGACGCGCCGGGAGAGGCATCGCAGGCAGCCCCGGCTCCCCCGACCTTCGACCCGCTCGACCCCGGGCTGCCGCCGGCCGCGAACGACAACCAGGCGGCGCCGCCGCCGGACGGCCAGGCGCCGCCCGAGGAGGAGCCCGGCGGCGGCCTGGTCGAGCTGACGTATCACGGCGAGGTGCAGCGGGTGCCGGTCGCGAAAGCGGTCGAGCTGGCGCAGCTCGGGCTCGACTACGGGAAGAAGCGCCAGGCGCTGGCGCAGGAACAGGCCGCCCTGCAGCAGCAGCGCGTGCAGCTCGAGCAGGCCTGGCCGCTGGTGCAGCAGCATCTGGCGGGGCTGACCCAGGCGGCCGAGGCGAAGCTGCAGCCGATGCCGCCGCCGGCCGAGTTTGAAAAGCTCAAGCGCGACGACCCGTGGGCGGCCATGCAAATCGTCATGGACCATTTGCACGCGCAGCAGCTGCGCAGCACCCAGGCGCAGGCAGAACAGGCCTACGAGCAGCAGCGCGCGACCCACATGGAGCAGCATCTGGCGACGCAGGAGCAGCAGCTGCTGGCGAAGGTGCCGGCCTGGTCGGACGGCACCCGGCGCAAGGCGATGCAGGCCGAGCTGGTGCGCGCCGGCCTCGAGTATGGCTTCACCGCGGAGGAGCTCGGTACCGTCTACGATTGGCGGATGATTCCGGTGCTGCTCGACGCGGCGCAGGCGCGCCGGGCCCGGCAGCAGCGCCCGCAGCCGGGCGTGCCGGCGCCGAACGCGCCCGCCGCGGCGAACGACAACAAAAAGGTTTGGCCAGGCGCGCAGCGCAACATGGGCGTGGCGCTCGGCGCGGTGCGGCGCGCCGAGGAGCGGCTGAACAAGGAAGGCAGCATCGAGGCCGCGGTGGCGGCGCTGCAGGCCCGGCGCGGCGTGCGGCGCCGTTGACCTATGTGCACTGTGCACACACCCCGCTGGAATTGCTTGACGAACGCTGCGCGCAGCGTCTGAGGTGCGCGCCTGCCGCCCCGTGCGGCCCGTCACGATGGCACCAGGCGCTCCGCCGCCGGCAAGCAAGTGACGGGTTGATCCCCCCGGACAACGCACGGGGCGGGCAGCTCTTCCGCTAGGCCGGCCAAGCCGAGCCCTGCGGCCTGCCGAGGACCACGGCGCAAGCCGGGCAACCGAAGCCGCCGCAGGCACAGCAGCACGCCCGACGCGGAGCCCCATTGCGAGCTCCGAAGGTGTGCGCCGCCATGAGCGGATCCGTTACCCCCCAAGCCGTGCCCGTGTGGGGCTCCGCCCCCGCCGGCACGTACCTGACGACCGGCGCCGGCAAGGCGACCAATGTCCGCGAGGATCTCTCGGACATCATCACCCGCACCAGCCCGGAAGAATGCCCGGTCTGGACGGCGATCGGCACCGGCAAGGCCACGGCGGTCACGCATGAATGGCTGACCGACAAGCTCGACGCCGCCGGCGACAACAAGCAGAAGGAAGGCGGCGAGTTCGCCAGCACCACGGTGACGCCGCCGGTGCGCCTCAACAACGTCTGCCAGATCATGAGCCGGACGGTGATCGTCTCGGAGACGCTGCGCGCGGTCGATACCGTCGGCGGCGACGAATACGACCGGCAGATGGTCATGCGCGGCCTCGAGCTGAAGCGGGATGTCGAGTGGCGCATCACCCGCCCGCTTCCCAAGGTCGCCACCGACCCCAGGGAGATGGCCGGGATCCCGTCGTACTTCACGCTCGGCAGCGCCGGCGCCGGCGTGGGCACGATGCCCGTGGGCGACGGCACCGGCACGCGCACGCCTGGCACGGCGCGGGCGCTGTCGCTGAACCTCATCGCCGACGCCAAGCAGCAGTGTTTCGAGCAGGGCGGCATGCCCGACATGGGCGTGCTGTCCCCTGGCCTGAAGCGCGTGTTTTCGACGCTCTCGAGCACCGGCGGCACGACGAATCCGGTGGCGATGGACAACGTGCTGCAGGCCACCGCTCCCAAGCCGACGACCTATGTCGGCGCGGTGGACATCTACCTGACCGATTTCGGCCCGGTCGAGATGGTCCCCGACGTGTTCGCGCCGAGCGGCCAGCTGCTGCTGCTCGACCCCGACTATATCGACAAGGCGCCGCTGCCGGGCCGCTCGTTCGTCACCGACGATTTGGCGAAGACCGGCGACAACCAGAAGGGCGCGGTGGTTTTTGAGGGCACCGTCGAGGTGCGCGGGCCCTACACTGGCGCGACCATCTATGACCTGACGCAGACCCTGCCGGCGCTGTTCGACACCCAGGGCCAGGCGATCGCCGCGCCGCCGTCGCGCATCGAGGGCGGGGTGGACCTGCGCGCGCAGCTCGAGGAGCGGCAGCGGCGGGATGACGAATACGCCGAAGAGCAGCGCCGCCTGGGCGACGAGGCAAAGCGGCGGGAGGCCGAGCGCGACGCGCATATGAACGCGCGCGGCAGCCAGGAAATCGAGGATGAGCGGCCGTTGCGCGCGGCGCCCGAGCCGACCTCGCAGACGCCGGCGCAGCAGCGCCGCGATGGCGACAAGCTGCCCGGCGGCGACGACCACAAGCCGGGTGACAAGCATCGCGACGACGACAAGCCCAACCACAACAAGAAGGGCTGACGACGATGGCGACCGCGCGCGACGTCGTGCACGAGGCGGCCCTGCCCGGCGGGCGGGCTACTCGGGCGTTGCGCGAGGACGGCCTCGTGCTGGTGCAGGCCTGGCAGGACTGCCGGCCGGTGCTGCGCGAGGCGGAGCTGGCGCGCCAGGTGCACCGCGCCAGCCTCCACCTGACCAACCCGGCCGGCATCGTGCGCGTCGCCACGGTGCCGCTGGTGATCGTGGAGGAGCTCAAGCGGGCGGGCATCTGGCGCGACCGCCGCCGGCTCCTCGCCTGGCTGTCGGATCCCGACAACCGCGCCTGGCGCACCGACGACGGGAGGCGGCTGGCATGAGGCTGCAGACACGCGCCGACCTCGACGCCGCGGTGCTGGGGTGGCTGGAGAACCGCCCCGCCGACGGCGAGCTGGCGCAGCTGCTGGGCGTGGCGGTGCAGGGGGCGGAGGAGGCGATCGCCAACGAGCTGCGCGTGCGGGCGATGGTGGTCCGCGTCCGGCAGGAAATCGACGACCGCTATGTGACGCTGCCGTGCGACTGGCTCGAGGCGCTCGACATCCGGCTGGACAGCCACGCGCTGACCCAGATTACCCGCGACGCGTCGGCGGCGACCAGCCAGGGCGGGCCGGCGCGTCACTATTCGATCGTCGGCGACCAGCTCGAGGTGATCCCGGCGCAGGGGGGCGGCAGCGCGGCGCCGGTATCCCTCGAGCTGGCGTATTACGCGCGGCCTGCGGCGCTGCTGGCGCCGACCGACAGCAACGCCGTGCTGCGCGAGCACGGGCTCGCCTACCTCTATGGGACGCTGCTGCACACGGCCATGGTGCTGCGCGATGACGAGCGGGTGGCACGCTGGGCCGGGCTTTTTACGGCGCAGCGCGACAACGCCAACTTGGCGTGGCAGCGGGCCCAGTGGTCCGGCGGGCCGCTCAACGCAAGGATTCGCGCAGCATGAGCGGCAGCGCATCCGACTATCTGGAATCGGCTTGGCTCAAGCATGTGCTGCGGCTGACCGCCTACCCGCAGCCGGCCGGCTTGTGGCTGGCGGCGCTGCTCACCCATGGCGGCGACAGCGGCGGCACCGAGCCGACCGGCGGCAGCTACGCCCGCGTCCCGGCCGGCACGTTCACGGTGTCCGGCAGCAGCCCGACCGAGGGGGTGAACGACGCCGCCATCGAGTTCCCGGCCGCGTCAGCCGCCTGGGGCGACGTTGCCTATTGCGCGCTGTATGACGCACTGACCGGCGGCAACCAGCTGCTGCACTCGCCGCTGCTCGACACGAACGGCCAGCCGACCACGGTGATGGTGGCGGCCAAGGACGTGCTGCGGATCGCGCCGGGCGCGCTGCGCGTGCGGGCGAGCTGATGGCATCACCCACCCGCCCGTATGGCGTCGGCCCCTACGGCGACGACCTCTATGGCATGTGGTTCCGCCGCCAGGCGGTGGCGCTGGTGGCGCAGCTGCAGCTCGAGATGGTGCTGGAACAGCAGCGGGTGCGCGAGCTGCTGCTGCAGGCCGAGCTGGCGATGGCGCTGCTGGCGCGCGCGCATCCCGTGGCGGTGATCATCCCGGTGCCTCCCTGCACCGGTTGGGTGGCGATCCGGCCGGCAAACCGGGAGGTGGTGCATGCCTGAACCGGTCCCGCAATCCGACGTGCCGACCGGCACGGTTTCGTTCGTCAAGATCGAGGTGGGCGCCAGCCGGGATAGTTGGGGCGCCAAAACGAATACCAACTGGGACACGGCCGACGCCGCGTTCGTCGCCGATCGGGCGCGCATTGCCGCGCTCGAGGCCGAGGCGGCCCGGGCTTCCTGGGTGGGCGAGATCCGCATGCACTCGGGCAGCGTCGCCAGCATCGCCGACATCCCCGGCGGCGTGTGGAAACTGTGTGACGGCAACAACGGCACGCCGAACCTGCTGAACCGCTTTGTCATCGCCGCTGGCGCCAGCTATGCGCCAGGCGCGGCCGGCGGCGCCGCGACCGGCTCCGCGGTGACCGACGCGCAGGGCGTGCACAGCCACGGCGGCGCGACGCAGGGCACGGCGCTGAGCGAGGCGCAGATGCCGTCGCATGCACACGCGGGCGGCACTGATCTTCAGGGTGCCCACAGCCACGCCCTGCCGCTCGACGGCAATTCGCTGGCGGGTGGCGAGAGCGCGAGCGGCGCGTTTTTCACTGGGCTCAACCCCGCTGCGCGCACCGAGGTGACCGGCGGGCACGTCCACAACATCACGACCGACTACCGCGGCGGCAACGCGGCGCATCTTCACGGCATGTGGCCGGACGGCTCGCACGCCCACAACGTCACGGTGCCCATCATCCCGTTCTATTACGCCCTCTGTTACGTGATGCGGACAGCCTGACATGCCGACAACCACCCCGAATCTCGGACTGACCAAGCCCACGCCAGGCGGCGACGATGACGTCTGGGCCCCGATGATCAACGGCGACCTCGACATCCTCGACACCCAGGTGCCGGCGAAGGTGGCGAAGGCGGGCGACACCATGACGGGGCAGCTCACCCTGCCGGTGAACGCCTCGCCGCTGCCGGCGCATGCCGCGCGCACCGACGCCGTCACGGCGAAGGTGGCGAAGGCGGGCGACACCATGACGGGGCAGCTCACCCTGCCCGCCAATGCCTCGCCGGCCGCCTCCGACGCGGCGCGCTCCGACGCCGTGCAGGCGAAGGTGGCCAAGAGCGGCGACACCATGACCGGCGCGCTCACGCTCTCGGGCAACCCGACGGCGGGGATGCACGCGGTGCCGCGCGACTACCTCGACACCGGCGCCGCCGCGCGCGTGCTGCGCGCCGGCGACACCATGACCGGGCTGCTGACGCTGAGCGGCACGCCGAGCTCGGCCGGGCACGCCGCCACGAAGGCCTATGTGGACACCGGCGATGGGCTGGCCGTGAAGAAGGCCGGCGACACCATGACGGGGGCGCTCACGCTCTCGGGCAACCCGACCGCAGGCCTGCACGCGGTGCCGCGCGACTACCTCGACACCGGCGCCGCCGCGCGCGTGCTGCGTGGCGGCGACACCATGACCGGCGCGCTGACCCTGTCGGGGCCGCCGGTGCAGCCGCCGCACGCGGCAAACCGCAACTATGTGGACACGCAGAACGCGACGAGGGTCGCCAAGGACGGCGACACCATGACCGGTGCGCTGCAGTTGCCGGGCGACCCGACCCAGCCGCTGCACGCCGTCACCAAGCAATACGCCGATGCGCGGCTGTTCACCGACGCGCCGAGCGATGGCGCGATCTACGGCAGGCGCAATGCGGCGTGGGCGGCGCAGCCGGCGGCCTCCGAGGCGGCGCCCGGCCTGGCGGAGATCGCCACCCTGGCCGAGGTGTCGCTCGGCACCGACGCCACCCGCTACATCACCCCCGCCGCGCTGCACACGGCGCTGCAGCCGGTTCCCACCCCCACCTTTTCGTGGGACGCCAGCAGCATGGTGCTGCCGGCCGGCTGGACGCTGGCCCGCGCCGACTCGGGCAGCTACATCGACAGCGCCGGCGCCACCCAGGTCGCGGCGGCGAACATGCCGCGCTGGACGCATGACCGCGCCACCAAGGCCTTCCGCGGCATCCTCCTCGAGGACAACAGCAGCAATCTGGTGCTGAACAGCGCGACCGGCGCCAACCAGACCGTGGCGGTGACCGCCATTGCCCACACGCTGTCGTTCGTCGGCGCCGGCACCGTCAGCCTGACCGGGCCGGCCATTCTCAGCCTGGTGGGCACCGGCGCCACGGCGCGGGTCAGCCGCACATTCACCCCGACGGCCGGCACGCTCGCGATGGACGTGGTGGGCGACGTGCGCGAGCTGCAGATCGAGCCGCGCGACTTCGCCAGCAGCTGGATCCCAACGACGAGCGCCACGGCGGTGCGCGGGCGCGACTCGCTGAGCTGGGCGACGGCGAACCTCGACGGCGTCAATTTCAGCCACGCGATGCGCTTCGCGCCGCATCGCGAAGGCAGCGCGATCGGCGCCGGGGCCGATCAGGTGTGCCTGGTGATGGGCCCGACCTCCGCCACCAACAACAGCACCCGCATCACCAACAACGCCAACGGCACATGGACCTACAGCCGGCAAATCTCCGCGCTGGGCGGGGTGGACTACAGCATCACGCCGCCGCGGGTGGCGGTGCCGGACCAGTTCAACACCCATGTGTTCGCCTATGGCGGCGGCTCGGCGGTGGCGGTGGTGGACGGCGACGCGCCGATCCAGGCGGCGTCGAGCCCCGTGGGTAGTGCGGCCGTCGGGCAGTATCGCATCCCCGGCCCGACCACGATCGCCAGCATGGGTATGGTGCTGGCAAGTGTGCGCCGCTGGAACGGCATCCGCCTGACCAACCAGCAGGCGCAGATTGTCGCCGCTGGCGACGCCGGCGTGCTGGCCAGCTTCGTGCGGAAATCAGGCGACACGCTGACCGGCGCGCTGCAGCTGCCGGCCGATCCGAGCGCCGCGCTGCACGCCGCCACGAAGCAATACGTGGACGCCGGCAACGCGCTGCGGCCGACCGAGGCGCCGACCGACGGCAGCTATTACACCCGGCGCAATGCGGCGTGGACGCCCGCGCCGGCAGGCTCCGATGCCATCCAGGGCCTGCTCGAGCTGGCGACGCCGGGCGAGGTGGCGGCCGGCGTTGATACAACGCGCGCCGTGACGCCGGCGGCGCTGGCCGCCGGGCTCACGCCGCTGCCGGTGGCGACCCCCTTCGACTGGGACGCCGCCAGCCTGGCGCTGCTGCCGGGGTGGACCTTCACCCGCGCCAGCACCGGCAGCTATTTCGACAGCGCCGGCGCGCTGCAGAGCGCCGCCGCCAACGTGCCCCGGTTCACCTATGACCCGGTGAGCAAGCAGCTGCGCGGGCTGCTGCTCGAGGATGCCAGCACCAACATGGTGGTCGGCAGCGCGACGCCGCTCGGGCAGAGCGTCACCGTCGCCGCGGCGCCGCACACCATCAGCTTCTGGGGCGACGGCTTCATCAACCTGTCAGGCGCCTTTGTCGGCGTGGCGACCGGGACGAGCGCGACCAAGCGCACATTCCTCACCTTCACGCCGGCGGCCGGCTCGCTCACGCTCAGCATCAGCGGGACGGTGAGTAACCTGCAGCTCGAGGCGAAGGGCTTCGCTTCCTCCTACATCCCGACCACGGGCGCCGCGGCGACGCGCGCGGCCGAGCTGATCAGCCAGAGCGGGCTGTCGCTCACCGCGGCGACGATGTCCTTCGCGGTGCGCTTTGCGCCGGCGCGCGACGGCTCCGACGCGACGCAGGCGGCGCCAATGATGACGTTGGGCCAAGGCACCAGCATCAACGCGTCGATACGGTTGAGCGGCGTTGCCGGCGGCGCGCTCAACTGGGCGCGGCGCATCAACCTCACCACCCCGGAGGAGTTGAGCATCACGACGGCCGCCGGCTACCTGAAGCCGGACCAGGTCGTCTCGACTTGCCTGGCGATTGGCGGCGGCTCCGCCACCATGGGCGCGACCGGCGAGCCGCTGCGCTATGACCTGACCGTTGACCCGGTCGGCCACGCCAGCCCGCTCGATCTGTTGCGGATCGGCGCCGGCACCGGCGCGGCGCCCACGGCCGGCTACGGCATCATCCTGTCGCGCTTCCGGCTGTGGGGCGGCGTCAAG